TCGGCGATGGTGAAATCGGTAGAGCGGGATATGAAAATTGCCGTGGATCGGTTTAACCGCGAGTACAACAAAAAAGTGGGAGTGGATTAACAGAAATGGCCCCGTACGGAAGTGCGGGGGCTGATTAAGAAATAAACACTCATTGACCTGTAATAACCGGAGCTATTAACATATAGTCAGAAGAGCATTTCATGTGATACAGAGAGCCGATTTATGTTTAATGAAGAAAAAGTTGCGCAAATGGCAGCGTATTTGCTGAAAAAGCATGGCGGATCTATGCGTTTCATTAAGCTGAAGCAGCAACGGTAATGGCGAATAGCATTTATGAGCAAAATAATCTTGATATGTTATTAGGCGATCTGATGTAACCGGGATGATGTTCACCCCTTATCGCCGGGGAACAATACCGGCAATCAGAATTGCGGATGGAACTATTCAGGCCCACGATGATATCGATGAGGAGTTTTTTCAGCCAGTATTGGATGGCTTTCTTATATCCAAATATACGCCATTTGACATCCTCCACGCCCTGAAGGACGGGGTTTTACAGCGCACCGGATAAGATTCGGTGTTTTGTTGAAAAATACTGTGATAACAAACAGAAAACCCGTCAGTAAGACGGGCTTAGCAAGCTGGGACGGTTACTTTAATAATTTCAGTGCCTTTACATCCACTTCAACACTGCTCAGGTCTTTATCAATTTCACCCTCAATTCTTACTTTGTCTTTCGGAGAAACATTCTGACCGGCCCATATGCTGTCATCGATATCCGTGGCAATTGTCCCGCTATTGTCACGAAACTCATAACGTTCATCACCCACTTTTTTAACGATGCTCCCTTCAAGGATAACCCATGCATCATCCTTCAGTTCTTTTGCCTGCGCTACTGTTGAACGCTCTGCTTCAGGCCCTTGGAAACCGCCCTGCTGTGCAAAAGCGCCAAAAGACACACCAGAAATAAGTGCTGCAATCAATACCTTTTTCATTCATAGTCCTCTTTCAGAGATGAACATTCAAACAGCATTTTCAGTATGGTAAAGCGCGGGTGCGTTGAGGATGCCTGACACATCAGAGGTGGCGGGAGATTACTCCCCCGCTTGGTCTCTTACTTCTCAGATTCGTAGTCTACGAAGACAGCGACCTCCGTCTGACCGGTTCGGATTCGCACCTCGCAGAGGTCTTTCCTCGTTACCAGTGCCGTCACTATGACGGTTAAACAGATGACGATCAGGGCGATTAACATCGCCTTTTGCTGCTTCATAGCCTGCTTCTCCTTGCCTTTCGGCACGTAAGAGGCTAACCTACATGTGTTCAGCATGGATTGAGCCTCAGATTAATGTTAAGCGTCTTGCAGGACGCGTAATGTTAACTGGGGCTTTTCTCTATCTGCCGTTGGTGTTCATGCCCGAGGCAGATAGCCTCAAGCACCCGCTGCAATTCTACTTAACTATCCTTTTCCCGCAAACCGTTTTTATCCCCAGCGGCAAATCGAATACTCCACCAGCGCCACCGCCATCGCAATTCCTACCGTTGTGAATGCTTCAGGCCAGGTCATTGATTCACCTCCTGCGGCGGTTCTGGTAGCGACATCCAGTGGGTTGCTTGCCTAAGATCATTACCCGGACTAACTGCTATACCTCCGCGCCGGAACGTGCCTCCGAGATAGCGTGCGGAATATATTAATGGCCCAGCCTCGCTATCGATATTCATCGAAATAAGCACGTTCTGGCTCTTTTCAGGCATTCGCTCAGTACAGCTTATCCAGCCATCCAGAGTTATCGGAGATCTGGTTGACGTTTCCGAGATTTCCCGAAAATTGTTGGTTGACGAATTCTTATTTTCCCGAAAGTTTCCGGCCTGAAGCATGGCGACGCGGCAGGCGTTCCAGCCATCAGCATATGTTTTAGTTACACCGTCGAGATGGCAGGTAAGCAAATCCATTTCATCAGGCACTACCATTGCTATCGGCTCTGCTTCCAGTGATGCCAGCGCGATACGAAACACATTAGCCAGCAGGCTGTCTGAAGACTTGTTATCGTGCGCCGAGTCGCTCAGGAAGCCTGTGATGTATGATTTAATCTCCGCGCGTTCTCTGGTAATAGTGCTCATATCAGTTTTCCTTATACGGATTAATTTTATTGTGCAGTGCGCTGAATGATTCCCATGTCACATCGGTATATAGCTCAATAACTGGTTCAAATGTCCTTCCAATTATCCAGACCAGTAATAGCGGGGATATCGGTATCATCAACACTATAAACAGAATGAAAAACAGAAACTCTGTTGTTCTGCTCTTTCGTGGGTAATTTTTTTCTAAATAATGTTTCATTTCTTACCGCCCTTTCGGGCGGCCTCCTGATGTTCTGAGGGTGCAGGAATCCCTCCGGTTAAGGATTTAATAAAAATCGTTTCTGATTTAAATCTTCAGTATTTAGTTGTTAGTTGGTTTATCGCCTTTATGCTTCAGCCTTATTTCGCAACCAGACACAAACCGGGCCATCTTCCGTATCATGAATGGAACCAATAAACCAGCCATCGCCCTCTGGTCGTTCCGGTTCCCATGCAGAAATATCAGCATCACACGCATCAAGGTCAGCACATCCTTCATCTCTGAAGCAGAGGACGTATTGAAGATTATTTTCCTCCATCCAGGCGTTAAACTCTTCCGTTGAAATATATTCCCGACCATCACAGAATTTTTCATATTCAGGATGTGTCCAGTAGCCATATCCGTCACGAACTACCGGCATTTCTTTAATTTTACTCACTGTTAACCTCCTGCAACGCTACACGATACGCCTTCTTTATCCACGCCTTACTGCCATATAATTTCGTCTTCATAATAAACACACCTGCACGACTCGCCGATATCCCCGGACAGGTTAACAGCACAGCATCCACCACACGGTTATGCTTCCGAAACTCCATTACAGTACTGCTGATAACCACCTGCCCCACCGGGCCGTAATCCTGATACAGGATTTTCACGCAGACACCCTCCTGTCGAAATAAACGTAGTTATTCACTATGCGCAGCGGCATGCCTAATTTTCTGGCAATTTCCCTTCTTTGCATGCCTCTCTGATGCAGTTGCCGCGCCAGCTCAATATCACGCTGAGAATATTTTGCCGACGGGTGAAAATCACCACGTAACATCATGCTGATGCCCAGCTCCCGTGCCTTCGTTCTCACTGCCGCTTCAGTTCGTCCGATAAGTGCGCCAACGCTTTTTACCTTCATCGTTCCCGCACACTGCCGGAGTATCATGATTTCCGCCCGGCACCACGTCTTCCACCCACTCACCGCTGCTGTTCTCTGGTGGCGGTAATATCCCGGAGAATATCCCGGCACTTGTTCAGCTCCCGCAGCGCGGCGCAGACTCGCTCCCACTTCTGAACCTGACCTTTTGCCCGGCGCAGCTCGCGGTTAGCCACATGCAGCGATGGTAAAATCAGACCATCCGGATGCTTTCTGGTGAACGACGGCTGTGACTGCACTGTGACCGCCACACTTTCCGTTTTTATTTCTTCCTGTGTTTCCGCTTCCCCGACTGGTAACGCAACACCTGCTGGCTGAGGAAAGGCTTTACCATCCATTTCCGCTATGGATGCGGCTTTCGGCTCTGCCGGTAAATCAGCGCCCGGTATGCAGTACCGAAATTTACCGCCCTGATTCACGCGAATCAGACGCCCTTTGCTGATTGCCATGGCCAGTGATGAATTCGCCCGGCGGGAGGTAATCCCGAACATCAGGGCCAGCTCATCCGCCGTTTGTGGGCCATGATGTTCAATCGCCTCAGTCAGCATTTGCGCTGTCACTTTCGGTACCGGTGACACTGGTTCACTTTCACCAGCCTGAATCAGCCACCACATCGAACCCTTGTTATCCGCTTCACCACGGCGCTTCAGTTTCCACAGTTCGTTGACAGCATCTTCGCGGCTGATTCCAAGGCGCGATGCCACTACCTGTGAAGAGGCTTTTTTCAGTGCTTTCAGTGCGTCAAATACAGTTTCCATTAAAACGTCCTCCAACAAAAATTACTTCACAACCCTCTGATTGCTGACATTTGGACGCCAGCTATCCCAGTTAAACGTCACCCACCGACCACCGTTCATGGTCATGCGGTCCATAATCCTCTCACCAAGAAGCGTGCTCATTGCGGCATGATTCAGGTTTGTTAACATCCCGACACTGCACAGTGATGCTGTCCGGCGATCAATTATCTGGTGTAATACCACCTGCTCGTTTTTCGTCTCCCGCTGAACGCCTATTTCATCCAGGACCAGCAAATCAACACTGCAAAGCTCCTGTAAAAATTTTTCCCCGGATTTGCCGTTGTCGTAGCTGTCATGCAACACGCTCATGACATCAGACACGGTGACGATAATCACGCTGCGCCCCTTCGCCATCAGCCGGTTACCCATCGCCGCTGCAAGGTGATTTTTCCCGGTGCCGGTTTTACCGCTGAACACAAAATTCGTGCACCCGGTCATCAGTTCGTCAGCTATGGATTTGGCCTGGCTCAGCGCGTATTTTTGCCCGTCGTTCTGCACCTGATAATTCGCAAACGAGCATTTGCTGTGCAGAGGCTGGATGCCCGAACGATTCAGGATTTTTTCCACCCGCAACTGGTGATTCTGGCGGTTAATCTCCTCGCTGCGTTTTCGTCCTTCAACAAGTTGCCATTCCCGCCACTCCTCCACCGTCCGGTACGGTGGAACCGACGCCTGTGGTGCAAGTCTGCGAATACGTTCAAGAACCCCGGCTGCCGCAATGTTTTTCATGCCACATCACCCCCTGAATCCCGGCGGAATTTCGGTATCCGGTTCAGAAATATGATTCACACAACGCTGGTTGTTCGTGCCGCTTACCGGGAGCAACCAGGGGTTTTCAAAATTCCGGTCCGGCCCAAAAAACGTCGTCGCTCGCTGAACAAATTCCGTTCCCGTTTTCCCGGTAGCCGCCAGGTATCTTGCGTAACGCCTCACACCATCCAGTATGGCCTCTGGTGGCACCCCCTCGCGTAATCTGGCCTTCCAGGCACTGAAAGCGGATTTCTTCGGGTTTGCCCCAGCACGCAACGGGTATTCCCGCCAGACCTGTTCGAACACATCCGGATAATCCACTCGTCCCACAGGCTGCCCGGTGTTTTCCGGGACTACCCGATCGGCTTCCCGCTGAATGGCGGAATCGGCTTCAGGCTGCTGCAGTTGGTGTGATTGCTCCGGCCTTGCGGTCATCACCTGC